CTGTGACGGCATACCATTTTCCTGATGTCACGAAAATGGGCGACATCACGCAGATCAATCCCGACGAGATAGAGCCTGTTGACATCGTATGCGCGGGCAGTCCGTGCCAAGACTTATCTATCGCAGGAAAAAGAAAGGGGCTGGACGGTGAACGCAGCGGCTTATTCCGCACAGCAGTTGACATTGTTCGACGAATGCGGGAGCGTACCGCAGGGGAGTATCCGAGATTCTTTGTGTGGGAGAACGTCCCCGGTGCTTTTTCATCCAACCGAGGGATGGATTTTCAAGCCGTGCTCGAAGAAATCGGAGAAAGTGAGATTCCAATGCCTCAAGGTAATCGATGGGCTCCCGCTGGATTGGTGCAATTCCCCGGAGCTGAAATCGCATGGAGGGTATTGGACGCACAATATTGGGGAGTGCCCCAGCGTCGCCGTAGAATCTTTCTTGTCGCGGATTTTGCAGCCTATGACCGACGTGCCGGAGAAATACTATTTGAGTGCGAAGGCGTGCAGGGGAATCCTGCGGAGAGCAAAGGAACGGGGGAAGGAGCTGCCAGAGGAACTGCGGATTGCGCTCGAACATCAGGCGAGGCGTTTGCAATCTACGACATGACACACGCCGATGAAGTCATGCGACCAGTAAAAGGCGGGATTGTCCCGACGCTCAACGCGCGTATGGGAACGGGCGGGAATCAAGTCCCCGTCGTGCATGCCTACTGCATCGCAGGAAATACCATTGACCGCAAAATCGAGAACGGCGGCAACGGGAAGGGCGTGCTCGAGGAAACATCCTATACGCTGAATACGATTGACCGTCATGCGGTTGCAGAGATATACGGCGCGAAGTCGTTCAGCGAATACGAGAAAGGGCAGGTTGCGACACTCAGAGCATCGGGCGGGAATCACGGCGGCGGCAGTGAGAATCTAGCAGTCATGCACTCCATTGTGCGCCGCCTCACGCCAACCGAATGTGAACGCTTGCAAGGGCTAGAGGATGGATACACCGAGGGCGGGAGCGATACGGCGCGTTATAAGGCACTGGGGAACGGAATGGCGCAGCCGTGCGCGGATTATGTGATTCGGCGGATTGCGGAATGTGCAGAGGAGGTGCGGTGATGGCGTACAAGGTGAAGCGGAACAATGCGACGGGGGCGTTTGAGTGTCATTTCGAGCATGACGGGCACAAATATTTTGCGCGGGTGAGGTATGTGCCAATGAGCAGCGGGGCAGAACTCGTCATCACCTCCGAGGATGAGATCGACGTGATGTACGGCAAATGGGACGTTCCTGTGAGCGAGGAGGGGCTGATCTCCTGCATTGAGGAATTCGTACGGATGAAGGAGGCGGTGTGATGGAGACATGGTACAAGTACTACTGCCCGCTGCGTCCGCCCAATATTGGCGCGGTACCGCCGCATCCTGTGCGCGTAGAATATGTGGCGTGCGAGGTGAACGGACGACGGTGCTGTGGTGTGGTGTATTATGACCGCAGGTTATCGGCGGCAGAGGTGGAACGCTATGAGCTTTTGGAGGAACGGATATGAAGAAAGCGTGTTTTGTGTGCGGCGGGGAATTTGAGGCGCGTGACCCTCGTGCAAAGAACTGTCCCGCGTGCCGTGCGGCGAAGAGGTGGCGCTGTATCCGCTGCGGCACGGTGTTTTCCGCGAAACATCAAGCGACCCTGTGCTCTTCCTGTAGAAAGGATGATTACCACAGGAACAAACCACCAAGAGCAAGAGTTGTTGAGAAAAAAGTGGTACAGGAAGATATTCCCGTACCGAAGCAGAAACCGCCGCACGATCCGCAGCACATCGCGGACATGGCACGTGAGGCGCGGGCAATGGGGCTGAGTTACGGGAAGTACAGCGCAATGAGGCGCGGGCTTCTGCGGGTGTGAGAGGTTGTAAGGTTGCGGTGAAGTTTTGCAAGGTTCGGCGAAAATTTGACGTGTGAAATGCCGAAAAGGCACGCCGTTCTAAGGAATTGGCGTTGTGAGGTAGAGTGTGGAGTTTGTAAGGTTGGAGGAATCCGAATGAATCACTTTGTAGGAATCGGGCGGCTCACGCGAGACCCGAATGTAAAGTACACGCAGAGCGGCAAGGCTTACGCCTCGTTTACGCTGGCGATTGACAGGCGTAGAAGCGCGGACGGGAATCATCAGGCGGATTTTATCTCGTGCGTGGCATGGGAAAAGCTCGCCGAGGTGATCAGTCAGTATGTTTCAAAGGGACAGAAGATCGCCGTCGAGGGGCGCATTCAGACGCGCAGCTACGAGAAGGACGGAACGAAACGCTATGTGACAGAGGTTGTCGTTGGCAGCATGGAGTTCTGTGAGAGCAAAGGCGGCGGCACAAGTTCCGCCACATCGCCGGAGCAACAGGGCATGTTTGATGGGAGCAGAGCGGTAGCCGACTCTGATATACCGTTTTAAGGAGATATGTTATGAGATTCCCAGTTATCATCGTTCGAAATACAACTACTGGCGAGGAGCATATCGTCGGTACGGATAAGCATGACATGCTTAATATTGAGGACGGCAAAATAAGTTATTACAACCTTCAGGATGGTGGAGGAATAGGTGATGGGTATGAATTCAAGATATTTGTCGAAAAGCCAGAGCCGTGTTGTGAATACGAGAACCTTGTTCGTATGATTTCATTTTTCGAGCTGCAAGATATGTATACCAAATTGCAGACAATAGATGCAAGGAGACATATGATGGAAGGCCTGAAAAAGCTCAACGAATCTATCTTATTAGCTCTTGAGAAACTACAGGATCCTTCAGATACAAGGAAGACTATGGGGTATAAGTTTTGAGTACCTATACCGCCGTCGTTCTCGGTGATCCAGTCGCGCAGGGGCGTCCGCGCTTTTCGCGGCAGGGCGGATTCGTCAAGGCGTATGATCCAGCCAAGAGCCGTGACTACAAGAGCTACGTGCGGATGATCGCAGCGCAGAACGCCCCTGTGACCCCCGTAGAGGGCGCAATCGAGTTCTCCCTACGTATCGCGCCATTCCCAAAGGGATGCCGAAATACAAGCGTGAGGCGGCAAAGGATGGGAGACTGCGGCCAGTAACGAAGCCCGACGTGTCGAACGTCCTGAAGGGCGTGGAGGATGCGCTCAAGGGCGTGTGGTACAAGGACGACAGTCAGATTGTCGGATACGGAGTGCTCGGGAAATGGTACGATGAGCGTCCGAGGATCGAGATCATGATGCGGGAGCTGGAGTAATCAACGGAGTAGGATACAAGGAGCGCGGAGCGATTCGCGCTCTCTATCTCGTTCGCTTACTTGCGTTTTTTAGGGAAAACTGTCAATTTACTTTCAACACCATATACGCAAGTGAATATTCTGTAAAATGAGCGGAGGATAGCAGGTGCACAGTTACAACGATTACGAAAAGACGGTATACGGGTATCTACGGAACTATCACCAGTTCAAGGGGCAGCTTGCCAACCTCCGCATCGAGATCGAAGGCGTGGAAGAGCAGATACGCAGCATCGGGGATGCGAAGATATCGAAGTATGGCGATGCACCCGCCGGCGGGTACGATGAGCTATCCGAGGTTGAGCGTGCCGTCGTCCGACGTATGAAGCTCGAAGAACGTCTGCCGATCCTGCGCGAGAACTACATCCGCATCCAGACGCTCCTGCGGCGGATTGACAATGCGCTCCAGATGATGAGTGACGCACACCGCACGATCCTGCGCAGGAAGTTCATGGACGGGGAGCGGTGGTATCAGGTGGCACAGGCGACAGGCTACAGCGAGCGCAGCTGTCAGTACCTCGCCCGGGAGGCGGTCACGATGCTCACAAAGACGCTGTTTCCTGAAGCCGTGGAAGGGCAGCGCAGTCTTGACTTCGTGTTTCTGGAAAACTGTGGATAACTTGAAGCCTGAAATCTTTGCGCGGCTTTTGCGCATTCTTTGCGAGATTTTTGCGCACTTTCTGCGCGTTTTTCGCCGACAAACGTGGTATGATGGTAATATCGAAAATTGCATAGAGCGCAAGCAGTCCTCGCCGCATCGGTGGAGGGCTTTTTTGTTGGAGAATGGTATGACGAAACGGATTCTTGTCGGACTAATGGCGTTATCCATACGTTTGGATACGCTTGCGCTTCGTCGAGGGATAACGACTGATGCGTGGAACGAGAAAGATCACCCGCGCCGCCCTGACGGGAAATTCGGAACAGGCGGAGGAAAGAAAAAGTTTGACCGCAAACGAAAGCGTCAGGCGGTCAAACTGTCGAAAGTCGAATATGCGCGTGTTATGAGTGAGCTGAATACACATCTAACGAAAGCAGAACGAAAAAAGGCGATTATTCAGCGGGCGATTGGAGATTATAACTACATCATTGAAAATAATGGATTTGACAACTATCGTGTGATTGCTAAAATAAAGTTGGATTGATATTTGGAGGTGATTTTCATGATAGCGGAATCGGACGTGACTGGTACGGAGCGGCATCTTGTGAAGATGCTGCGTAAGATATGGGACAATGATCATTTTGTCCTTGGCGTTCGTTCATGCCTAAAGACGGATGACGAACGCGAGTGGGTCATGCAGGCGTACGAGGATGGAGAACTGCGGGACAGCGACGATGTTTCTCTATATGCGTTGGATATTCATAACGACAGAAAGGCGGCGAAATAATTGGAATCATATTTTGCGTTGTTATTGTTGGTAATGCCAGGATATTTGGCGAGGTTGATAAATAGCCATTTGACGAACGAAATGAAGGAGACGGATAAATTTCGGATCGTCATGGAATCCATGCTGTATAATGTGTTTATTCTGCCAGCGATATATGCAATTCTGTATTGCTATAACCCCATGGTAGAGAATATCCAACAATTTTTCACCGCACCTGTGAATATTGGGCTTTATCTTGCGTGTATGTTGGGTGTTTCTATACTTTTAGGGGCTGCTTGGAGCAAATTGAAACCAGTGTATACATGGAGTATAAATTGTATTCGCAGGTGGAGAGGAAAAAACGACATAGCTATATCTAAACTTTTGTTCGATATTAAATTTGATGATGGTGAAATTCACTTTGTTGAAGTATACAGAGATGAAAAACTTCTCGGAAGAGGTATTTTGTCGAATATGTATGCAGAAAATGGAGAGCTGTTTCTTGTAAATGCAGAAAATGTAATCAAGACTTCTTTTGCTCAATATGAATCCTCGCCTGAATATAAAGGGATATACTTGGATTACAAGAACAATCTGATTGTCAAGGAGCTTGCGGTGCAATCATATGAACCGCATGAATAAAAGACTACACGCACATTAGGTACAATGCGCGTGTAGTCTGCAACTGAAAACTATTGTTCCTCTCTTTTGGGAAGCGGTGGCGGTGGGTTTTTCTTAGGGGGAATCAATGCCTTTTTAATCTTTTCTTCCGGAAGAGAAGATGCATGATCCTCTGTGAAATGCATATCTTTTCCAATGGGGCGTCGCTGTTTCATTCTATCACCTCCCTTCGAGGAGGATTATAACATACTTAGGCAGCTTTAGGGCTGTCTTTTTATTTGTAAAAAATCATGCCTATATCAAGGGAGGTGGTGAGCGTGTAGTATGGCGAATGAAGATAACTTGATCCCGAATCATGAACGAACTCCGAGCGAACTCCGAGAAATCACTCAAAAAGGCGGCATTGCGAGCGGGAAATCCCGTCGCCGCAAGAAAGCGTTGCGGACAGCCCTCAAAGAAGTCGTATCACTCACTTTGAAGGACTTGCATCCAGACCTCAGAGAAGGGATAATGCTTGCTGCAAACATCAAGGACGAGGAGATTACAATCGCCGATGCCGTTATTGGTGGTATTATTCGTACCGCTTGTGAGGGCAATCCTCAGATGGTGAAGATACTCCTTGATACCATCGGTGAGAGTGCGGATACTCGTCTCAAAGAACGCGATGTGAAACTCAGAGAGAAAGCCGCCGCGCTTGCAAATGGAGAATCGAACAAACCCAAGGAGCAGTCGACCATGGTGCAGCTCGTGCAAACCCTGCAAAAAGCGCGTGAGAAGAGGAGGACACCCTGATGGAGTTTCGAGACTGGGGCACAAAGGCGCTGGACTTCATCGAAAAGCCGATTGAGGAGGACGCCTTCATCAACATCCTCGAGGGCAGCGTCCGCAGCGGCAAAACCGTCGCCATGATTCCGAAATGGCTGAACTACATCATGATGGGACCGCCGGGGCTTCTGCTCATGACGGGTGTGTCCAAAGACACGATCTACGACAACGTGCTGAATGATCTCTTTGACACCATCGGCGAAGAGAACTACCACTACAACCGCCAGAGCGGATCACTGGATGTGTTCTGGCGGGACGCAGACGGCGAGCACATGCGACGCATCAAGGTCGTTGGCGCGAAGGACGAAGGCTCGGAGAAATTCATCCGAGGAAAAACCCTTGCAGGGGCGTATTGCGATGAGCTGACGTTGATGCCCGAGCGGTTCTTCAAGCAGCTCCTCAACCGCCTCAGTGTGCCAGGCGCGAAGCTCTACAGTACAACAAATCCAGATTCACCGATGCACTACCTCTACAAGGAGTACGTCACAAGCGAGCAGAAGCTCCGTGACGGTCTCGTGAGTGTAGTGCATTTTGAGCTCGACGACAATCCGAATCTCACGGACGATTACAAGACGAATATCCGCAGCTCGTACTCGGGAATGTGGTTTAAGCGGATGATCCTAGGTCTCTGGGTGCTCGCAGAGGGCATCATCTACGACATGTTCAGCGACGATCTGCTCTTTGACGATGCAGAGTTCACGAATACGCTGAAAAGCACCTGCCGTCGCTTCATCGCGTGTGACTACGGCACAAAGAACCCGATGGTATTTCTCGACATTTACGACGACGGCGAGACGATATGGATCCCGAATCTCTACTACTGGGACAGCCGCAAGGAGCAGAGGCAGAAGACAGACGCGCAATACGCAGACGATCTCGAGAAGATGGTCGGCGAGGAGTACCCAGACTTTATCGTCATTGACCCGTCGGCGGCGAGTTTCAAGCTCGAGTGCCAAGGGCGTGGCTTCCGCGTGAAGGACGCAGACAACAGCGTCAACGACGGCATCCGCGAGGTCGCAAAGCTCCTGACAAAAGAAAAAATTCGTATCCACCGAAAGAACTGCCAGCCGATGATCGACGAGTTCCAAAGCTACGTCTGGGATGAGCGAGCGGCGCGGATGGGCGAGGAGAAGCCCGTCAAACAGGCAGATCACGCGATGGATGCCCTACGCTATTATGTCCACACAATGCTGCCGAAATGGAGGCGGAGAGAATGAGCAAGAAGAAAAAGCCGGCCGTGCGGCAGCAGAGAACAAACGACGCATTTCAGAATCCGATGACGCGTACGGGTGTGTTCATGCCGAACCCTCTCGAGGCGACGGAGTACCACTTGACGCGATTCACGCGGAACTGGCAGACGATCAACAGCCTCTACCGCTCACACTGGATCGTCCGCCGCATCATCGACGTAGTGCCCGAGGACATGATCAAGAACGGCTACCACATCTTAACGCAGCTCTCGCCTGACCAGATCAAGAAGATTGTGCGCTGCGACCGAACGACGCGCACCAGCCGCCGCATTCTCGAAGGACTGAAATGGGGACGGCTTTACGGCGGCGCAGGGGCACTCATCATGATTGAGGGACACGAGAACCAGCTGGATCAGCAGCTCGACTACGACACCGTGATGCCCGGCTCGTACAAGGGGCTGCTCGTCCTTGACCGTTGGTCGGGGGTAACGCCCGAGGACAAGCTCGTCGAAGACATCTCGGATCCTGAGTTTGGAATGCCGGAGTACTACACCGTATCCAGCGACGCGCTGACGGTCGGTATCCGTGTGCATCACAGCCGCATTATTCGCTTCATGGGGCGACCGCTCCCGTATCTGGAACAGCTCGCAGAAACGTACTGGGGCGCGTCAGAGCTGGAACATGTCTTTGACGAACTCCGAAAGCGCGACAACGTCAGCTGGAACATCGCCATGCTGACGTTCATGGCGAACCTCCGCGTGATGAAGATGGACGGCATGAGCCAAGTCCTCGCCGTCGGCAACGAACAAGCACAGATGCAGCTCTACAACACTGTCCAAGGCATGAACGCCATGATGAATAACAACAGCATCCAAGTCCTCGGGGAAAACGACACCTACGAGACGCACCAGTACACATTCGGCGGCATTGGGGAGACCTATGACCGCTTCATGATGGATGTCGCAGGGGCGGCAGAGACCCCGGTGACAAAGCTCTTCGGACGTAGCCCTGCGGGGATGAACGCCACAGGCGAGAGCGATATGCAGAACTACTACGACACGATCGAGGAAAAACAGGAAGCAGAGCTGCGGCCTGTGTATGACAAGATTCTGCCGATCATGTTCATCTCGACGCTCGGTGGGATTCCAGACGACTGGGACTACGAGTTTAATCCGATTCGCCGTCCGCGTGATGATGAGATGGCAGACCTCGCCTCGAAGAACACGGACAGCGTGACAAAGGCGTTCCAAGCGGGCATGGTCAGCCAACGGACGGCACTGAAGGAACTGCGCCAGCAGTCCGAAATGACTGGAATGTGGTCGAATATCACGGATGAGGACATCGAGAAAGCCGATGATTCGGTCATGCAGCCGGATGAGGGAATGGGCGATCTGATGGGCGGTATGTTCGGTGGCGGTGATGGTGAAGAACAGGAAGAGGGCGCAGACCCTCACGCGGCGAGGAAGGACGGGGAGCGTCCCGAGCCACAAAGAACGAGCGACGCGAAATGGGAGGAGAGCAAGCATCCGAGACGTAATAATGGGCAATTTGGTACAGGCTCGACAAATGCCGAAAAAAGTGATAGTGTAGCACCAAGCCCCGTGGGAGCGAATCAACTGCAGGTGCGTGGATTTTCCAGTCGTCAAAAGCTGATGAACCACTGGAAGAACGGCAGAACCCATCAGGACGAATATCCAGACTTCACGATGGAACAGTACGTTCAGCGGGCGGTAAATCTTGCGGAGATGCCGACGGGTGGAGACATCCTCGGACACATCGACAAGGATGGAATCATCGTGCGGTACGATCGCAAGGAAAACGACTTCGTCAAAGCAGATGTCAAGAAAGGGATCCGCACGATGTTCAAGCCGGATGAAGGCGAGAAATACTACATTCAACAGAGGGAGGCTGATTTGAAAAATGGAGGGAAAGGTTAGGTGTCCCGTGTGCGGGAAGTATGACTTTGAATCGTGGAATGACATGGATATTTGCGATGTTTGCGACTGGTGTAACGATGCGATTCAAAATGACCAACCAGACTACCCCGGAGGAGCAAACCGAATGTCTCTCAACGAAGCACGCCAAGCCTACAAAGAGGGCAGACAAATCCGATAACTGAACCGTCTCGAAAGAGGCGGTTTTTTGATACCTGTTTTTAGGAGGCGAGTGGATGGGTGAGCCGCTATGGATGCCGAAACGCAGGATAGAGGTCGCGTTCCGCAGGACGCTCCTCGAGATCGCAAAGGGAATCGTGATGCGCGTCGGAGAGACGAGCGATCCACAGCTCGTCGTCGCGACACTGGAACACATCGCGAAGACGCCTGACTTCATCCGACTCTCGGAGGCAATCGCGCTGAAGATGGTGACGGGACTGTTCGACGATACGGCGCGTACATGGCGCGAGGCAGCGCAAAACAACGGCAGGGGCAGGGAGATATATGCAGCCCTGCAAAAGGAGCTTCTGGGGGCACGTGGGGCGCGCATACGGGCACTTGTGAAGGAGAATGCCGCCCTGATAAAGACCCTTCCGAAGAACATCGCCGACAATGTGACGGCGTACGTCGCGCGCGAGACGATGAAGGGGCGAAGAGCGTCCGACATCGCCGATGAAATCCGAAGTATGTTCCCGAAGGACACGAAAGCGCGGGCGCAGCTGATCGCACGAACGCAGGTATCCATGACGCAGACGAATCTCGTGCGGGCACGCGCTGAGGATTTGGGGCTGGACTGGTATGTGTGGCGGGCGTGCGGCGGCAACAGCGGCGACGGCAGAACGCGCAAAAGCCACAAGCACATGAGCGGTGTACTCGTAAGATGGAGCGACCCGCCCGCACCCGAGGATTTGTTTCCTCTGCGCCGTGTCGATGGGACACCGTACAAGAACACGCTCGGACACTACCACGCGGGCTGTTGCCCGAACTGCCGATGTTACCCAGAGCCTGTGGTTGATTTGGATTTGTTGAACTTTCCGATGCGCGTGTATCACAGCGGACATATTGAGCGTATGCCGAGGAACCGGTTTGAAGGAGGATTCTGACGTGACAAACAAGTTAAAGCGTGTCGTATTGGGACTAATTGCACTCTCCATGCGACTGGACACCTACGCACTGCGGCACGGGTTGACAATGGATGCCGCACACCCGAAAGACCCCGACCCGAAGAACTGGCGCACGATCAATGGCTCGAAGGTACATCTGACAGAGGGAAAAATTGACGGCGGTGCAGGTGGCAAGTAGAATGCGGTGGTTGGGGGATGCAGATAAAACCGAAAAAGTAGAACTGCCTCCATATTGAGACGGTTTTCTTGTGTACATCTGAAGGGAGGAATGTCCATTGAAAGCATTCTACGGGGCAAGGTTCTCGCCTCACATGACAAAGACGCCTGAGGGATTCCTCGTGTGTCACAGTGTCCCGATCTGCCGCACGGGGATGCAGGAATACATGCCGCAGGAGCTCGGCGTAAAAGACCGTGACGGTGGCTTCCTCGAGGTCTACCGCGAGGAGAGCGAGGTATTCAAGCCCTCGGCAGTCGCGTCCTTCGAGGGCAAGCCCGTGACAGACGACCACCCACCTGTCGGTGTGGATGCGTCGAACTATGCGAGCTACACCAAGGGCACGGTGCAGAATGTCCGACGCGGTAGTGGGGAGGACAGGGATAAGCTGATTTGTGATCTCGTTGTGTACGATGCCGCGCTCATCGCGAAGATTGACGCGGGCAAGCGGGAAATTTCGTGCGGCTACGAGTGCAAATACATTGAGAGAGACGACGGCACATACTGTCAGATGGATATCATCGGCAATCATGTCGCCGTGGTTGAAGACGGGCGTGCGGGGCATGAAGTAGCAATCCGCGACGCCAAGGCAAAGCCAGAAGGAGGAAAACAGATGGCAAAAAAGGGCAGCATTCTGCATCGGATGTTTGCGGTATTCGTAAAAGATGCAGAGCCGGAGGAAGTCCGTGAGGCGGCACGTGCCGTCGATGAGGCGGAGGGCGGAGGCACTCCTGACGAGCCACAGGAAACGCAGGACAAGGATGTCACGGCACTCATGGATGCGGTCGCCGCGCTTAACGCAAAGGTTGACGCATTCACGAAGGCGCAGACGCAAGACGACGACCCCGACGAAGAGCCGGACGAGAAGCCAGAGGAAACAGAGACACTGGACGAACTCGAGGAGGAGCTGGAGGAGGGCGATCCTGAACCTACCGAGGACGATGAATCCGAAGAGGAGAGCGTGACCGTGCCGCCCGAACAGCTCGAAGAGGACGAAGAGCCGGAGGAACCCCCTGCGGACGATCCCCAGCCCGCCCCCACGGCCGACAGGGCACTCGCACTGTCAGTGATCCGCACCATGCGCCCGTTCATCGCCGCAATGCCCACAGGGCAGCAGAGACGCGCAGCAGACGCACTCTCGCGCACGCTCAAGAAGGCGATGCGCACGCGGGATACACAGCCGCTCCCTGGTGGTTATGGTGCATTATCGCATCGGCGCAAGACGGCAGATGCCGTAGCACTGGCACAGTCCATGCGGGCGTTCGGCGAGAACTGCCGCAAGCGCAATCCGCACTGCAAGAAGGAGGAGAAGTAAATGCCGGGAACAACCATCGGAATCAACATGACATACGGCTATCCGGGGCAGGCGTCCCGTCAGGGCGATGAGGTCAGCCGCACGCGCCCTGTTGTCGCAGGGGCGTCGGATATCCCGTTCGGCGCACCCGTCATCCAGAAGGACGACGGCTCGGTCGCGCTCTTTGGTGCGACGAATACTGCTGACGACTTCGCAGGAATCGCCATGCGCAAGGTCAAGTCGGCGAAGGTGTACCCCTATCAGAATTTCGGCTACTACACGGCGGGCGAGCCGTGCGATGTGCTGCAGCGCGGCGGCATCTCCGCAACGTGTGCATGGGGCACGGCAAAGGTCGGCGCGAAGGTCTACGTCCGCACAAAGGTGGTCGGCGGCACAAGCCCCGCCGGGGCAAAGGTCGGCGATCTCGGTGCAGCGAATGAGACAGGAAACTGCGTCGAGCTCAAGGGTGTGAAGTGGTCGAGCGGAGCGGATGCACGCAGCGTCGCAGAGCTCACGATCATCACGCGGCAGGGTGTGTAAGAGAGAGGAGACACAAAGATATGAAGAAACAGTATAACCTTCCGTCCCCGCCGCAGCGCGGAGGAACTACCATGCTGACGATGGACGCAGTAGCCGTATCGAGCGGGCTGGCGTTCCTTGAGAGTGAGCTGGAAAAGCTCGACCCGCTCCTTCGTGAGCCACTGACCAGCACGACCTATCCGCGCGACATAGAGATTGAGAGCGGTGGCGGATGGGTTGAGGCAACGTCGGCGTTCAACGTCGAGTACAGCGTCACGGGCGGTCAGGCGGATGGCGTTGGCGGCATCCAGAACGCCGTACGTCGGATTCAGGCAGATCTCTCTAAAGACCTCTACAAGGTGCTCCCGTATGAGGTTTCCATGTCCATCAAGATTCAGGATCAGCTGCGCGGTGTGGTCACAGGGCGCAGCATTGAGGACATCTACAATGACGGCATCCGCCTCGACTACGACAAGTACATGGACATCAACACCTACCTCGGACAGGAGGCGTACGGGACGACGGGGCTTCTCAACGACAAACAGATCACAGCGACGGCAGTCACGGCTGGTGCAAGTGGTCAGACGGATTGGGCGCACAAGACCCCGACCGAGATTCTCAATGATATTGATGAGGCGATCATCGCAGGTTGGACAGGGGCGCAGTACGACAACAGTGCCATTCCGAACCACGTCCTCATCGACCCTGCGAACTTCGCGTACATCAACCGCACGATGGTGAGTGTCAACGGTTACCCGACGCCCGTCTCCATCATGCAGTATCTCGTCGATCACAACATCGCCAAGGCAAAGGGCGTTGACCTCGTGATTGCTGAGTGCCGCTTCTGCATTGGCGCGGGTGTCGGCAAGAAGAACCGCATGGTCGCCTACGTCAATCAGCGTCGCTTTGTTGGCATGGATGTTCCCGTACCGATGAGCCGCGTCATGACACAGCCGAACGTCGGAACGGCATCCTACGACAGCCTCTACATGGCGAACGTCGGACAGGTCAAAATTCACTACTTCGAGCCGTTCATCTACCGCGACGGTATCTGAGAGGAGACGCAGCATGATTAAACTCGTGGCAAAGCAGAGAATCGGATTCCGCAACCCAGAGACGGGCGAGATCGTAACGGCAGAGCCGTACGCATTCGCAACGCTCCCGGACTGGATCGAGAAAGACCACATGTACGGATGGGCACTCGCAGATGGTGTGATCGAGGTCGGCAGCGAGATGAAGGAAAAGAAGCCGCTGAAGCCGTCGAAGGATGGCGACGGAAAGGAAGAGAAGCTGCCGAAAGACACGGACAAGAAGGAATAAGCCATGATGTATGCAGATGTAGATGTGTTCGGGATTATTGCTGCCGCGTCGAACATCCGCACGGGAGACAACCCAGAATACACGGTCGATGATTTTCTCGCTGCCTATCCGCAGTTTGGAGGAGGCACTGTGCCTGAGGTGATGCTAAAAGCGTGGGTCAACATGGCGCAGTCTTCCATCCACAAGGCACGTTACCACGACGCATGGGAAATCTGCATGGGTCTCTACATCGCGCACTGGCTGACGCTCTATCTGCAGACGGTGGCAAAGGCGGACGATGCCGTGCAGAAGAAAATCACGGCGGGGCTGGCGAAGGGACTGCAGAACTCCAAGAGCGCGGGCGACATTTCTGTGTCCTATGATTTCGGCAGCGTCAATGAGGATTTCGCGGGCTGGGGAACGTACAAGCTGACCGCCTACGGACAGCAGTTCGTCACACTAGCTCGGATGCACGCAGTCGGGGGGATGGTCGTATGGTAGGTGGTGTTGTAAGTGTTGTGAAAAAGGGCATTGCCTTTGCTGAGATTATCTCACGCATCCAAACGCTGGCGAAAAAGGAGGTACTTGTCGGAATCCCGCAGGAGGAGGCGCAGCGTCCTGGCGGCGACATGGTGAACAACGCCGAACTGCTCTACGTCCACACGCACGGCGTACGCGCACCTGTCATGCGCACAGAGATGCAGAAAAGCATCGATGCAGGGATGCTCTACAGCGCAGCGCACAGTCTCTATGTGCAGACACACGGAAGCCCCGCCTATGCCATTCCGCCGCGCCCTGCACTTGAACCTGCCATCAGGGACAGCAAAGAGGCAATCGGAAAACAGATTGAAGGGGCGTACCGCGCAGCAATGCATGGAGATATGGAGAAGGCTGAACGCGGATTAAAACGTGCAGGAAAGGTCGCGCAGAATGCCGCGCGTGCATGGTTTGAGAATCCCAAGAATAAGTGGCCGCCGAACTCACAGCGGACGATTAGGGAGAAGGGCAGCGACCGCCCGCTCATTGACACAGGCGAGATGCGCAAGTCCATCACCTACGTCATCCGAGATATGGGGTGATCGCATGGCAATCAATGTATCGGAGATCGTCCATGACCCCGATTTCTGTACCACGTTCACAGTCATCAAGCAGAGCGCGGCAGAGTGGGTGCGCGGCGAGCTGCAGAAGAAAACGACGGCGGTCATCGTCGAGGGCATTGTGCAGCCGTCTTCGAGCAAAGACCTCGAGCTGCTGGACACCGCTGACCGCGTGAACGGCATGAAGACCTTTATCACGGATGAGGTCAGCCTCGACGTATCGGACACGCAGAAGACCTCTGATGTGTGCGTGTGGAAGGGCGTGCGGTACAAGCTGATTCAGACCTTCGACTACGCTGCGAACGGCTACTACAAGGCAATCGGGGCACGCATGGGAGAGGAGGAGGAATGACCTACGCAGAATTACAAGGGCTTTTCTGGGGTGAGGTCGTCGTAATCACGGCGAACATCATCAAGAACCCCGACAAGTTCATTCGCTGGCGATACCCCGAGAGTGGTGCGCCCGACTGGAAGATCAGCGATGACATTCTCTTTCTGTATCTCTCCGAGGCAGACGATGACTACGCCAAGCAGCGAGACAGTCTGTACCGCGCAGAAGATGAGACCGTCTACCGCGATACCGCACGCACGCGCGTGTGGGATTTACAGGCGACCGCCTACGGGCGCAGATCGTACGAGATCGCAAATCTCCTGAAGGACGGCTTCTTTTACGAGCCAATACGCAGGAATCTCGCACAGAAGGACGTGTTCATCGTCCCGAATCTGCCGACCTGCACGCGAGTCCCCGAGCTTTTCGCAGGGAAGTGGTGGGACAGATGGGATATCGACCTGCGTTTCAACGAACTCTATCGCCTCGCTCCCGAAAATGTCGGACGCATTGAACGCGTTCAACTCGGCGCGGGGATTATTCCATAGAAGGAGGAAAAAATATGGCACTCAAAAACGTGCTGCCGCTTGACCCCGTGGTCAACATCATCGTCAATCTGGCGGCAATGTCACCGGCACGCAATAAATTCAACCTCGCCCTGCTCATGGGGGATGTAGGTACAGTCGCAGATTTTGCTGACAAGCGCATCGTGACTTACGACAGCTTGACATCCATGCTTCAGGCGGGCTTCACGACGGAGGATCGCCTTTACAAGGCGGCGGCGCTCATCTTCGGACAGCGCAAGAAGCCGCCTCTCGTTGCGATTGGCAAGATTGCAAACAAAGAGACGCCAATCAAGACGATTCAGGCATGCCGTCAGGAGGATTCGGAGTGGTATGTCGGTATCTACTGTGCTGACATCACGGATGCACAGCTTCTCGCCGTGCAGGAATTTGTCGAGGCGTGCACGCCATCTACCATGTTTGCCTTTACGACGGCAGACAACAAGACAAAGGCGGCGGACGGCGGCATCTTCGGCACGATCAAGAGCAAGGGATACCGCCGTATCATCGGGCAGTATTCCACATCGCACAAGGACGCTATCTGCGCCGCAATCGGCTGGGCAATGGGGGCGATGAGCGCATCGACCATTAACAGTGCATTTACACTCGCATATAAACGTGAAGTCGGCGTACAGGCAGAGAACTACATGCAGACATTCACGTCGAATGACCTGAACAACATCAAGAAGAACTACGGCAACGTCTACATCAACCGTGGGAACTACTATGATGTGTTCGAGGAGGGGCGTGTCGGCGACGGCTCGTGGTTCGATGAAATCATCTATCTCGACAAGTTCAAGAACGATATGCAGCTCTCCATCATGGATTTGCTCGTAAATGCGAACAAAGTGCCGCAGACGGAGGCGGGCATGGGGCGTATCAAGGCGGCGATCAAGGAAGTCTGTACCGACATGAACCGCATCGGCTTCATTCAGGAGGGCGTCTGGAAGGGCGAGGAGCTGATGGCACTCGCATACGGAGATGTTCTGCCGGGCGGCTATCTGATCCAGAGCGAGCCGATGAGTGATCAGGCACAGGCAGAGCGCGACGCACGCAACGCACCGCCGATCTATGTGTCGCTGAAGCTCGCGGGTGCGATTCACCACGTCACCATTCAGGTGGATGTCAACCGCTGAGAAGGGAGGATAAAGAATGGCAAAGCATAGTACCTATTCGTTTACAGACGTCAACGCGACAATTAACTGCCCGGGATATGGATCGTTCTCGGTGCAAGGAGAGGGCGCGGGGGATATCAGCGTCTCGAAAATCACCGACCGAACGGTACACGATGTCGCTGCCGACGGTTCGATCATGGCAAGCAAGATCGCGGGCAACAACGGCAACGTCACGATCAACGCGCAGCAGACCAGCTCCCTGCACAAGTTCATGCAGGGGCTTTTTAATTACTGCTGGCAGGCGGATACGTCGGCGTGGACGACAATCTCCGTCACGATCGAAGCACCCAAGATGGGCAAGACCTACTACTGCACGGGCGGCTCGTTTGTCAAAGAGCCGGATGAGCCGCTGCAGGCGCAGGGGCAGCGTGTTGCATGGCAGCTCCTCTTTAAGGACATTCAGCGCATTCAGATGTAATCGGAGGTAGGACATGAAACGGGAAACAAAGAAGATCGTCGAGATTCAGGGGCGGAAATTTGAAATCCGCTCCTTTGACGCATTCACGGGCAGCTACATCGCATTCACACTGATGGAGAAAATGCTTCCGATGGGCATGGAGGCAAAGGTGATGAACGCCGTCAAGGCAGACGGGGGAGACGCAGCCGTCTCTCTGCCGAGCCGTGCGCTGATGAGCAAGGGGGAGTTCATCGCCTTTCAGCGAGACGTGCTCTCGGTCGTCGGCGAGGTGCTGCCCGCCCGCACCGCACCGCTCTTCAATGAGAACGGCAGCTGGGGTGTTGCGGACATCGAGGACAATGCGATGCTCGTCGTCATGCTGACGATTCACGCGCTTGTCTTTAACATCGCGGGTTTTTTCACCGGAGACGGCTTGAAGGAGTTGAAAGCCGGTCTCCAGAGTTTGAGCTTTGCCAGTACCGCAACGTAAACGCATGGGTGTACGCCCCCGTCATCGCAGGGAAATGGAAGCAGCACGAACTGTGGGACGGGACGTATACCTTCGGCGATCTCCTCGACATCCACGAGATCATGATCGTGGAGGAGGAGAATCGCCGTCGTGCGCGTGAATATGCAGAGGCACAGAGGGAGGTGAACAGTATCATATGATCGGTGAGCTGATACAGGAGTACCTTGTCGGGCTGGGTGTGCGTCTGGATAAGCCCGGCTTCGCTCAGGCGGAGGCGACCATCAACCGCCTTGACCACACCGTCGAATCGGCGACGGGGAACATGGCACGCAACTTTGTCCGTGCCTCGGCGATGATCGGGACGGCGGTCGCAGGCGTTACGGCGTCCGTGTTCGGACTGATGAAGTCCGCCGCCTCGCAGGATCTCGCCATGCAGAAACTCTCGCGTCAGATGATGGTCGGCAAGGATGCTGCGTGGACGATGAAGTTCGCGACAGACGCGCTCGGCGAATCCATACAGGACATTATGCTGACTCCGGAGCTGATGGGGCGTTTCGAGAAGCTCACCGCAGACGGTCGCAAGATGCAGATCGGCGGGGACTTCGCCGAGACAATGAAGAACTTCCGCGATCTCACGTTTGAGTTCATACGGCTCAAACAAGAGGTCTCGTACGCAATGACGTGGGTCGGGTACTATCTCATGAAGTACCTGAACCGCCCGCTTGCGGAGGCACGCGAGAAGTTCCGCAGCTTCAACGATATGTTCGTGAAGAACATGAGCGTCTGGACGGAGAAAGCCGCCCGTGTGCTTGTCTACATCATCAACGTAGGGCGACACTTCATCACACTCTTGTTCGACATTGGGAAAGCCCTCTGGGCGATGTGGGAAAGCTTTCCGCGCGGGGTGAAGATTGCGGCGGCGGCACTCGCAGGTCTGACGCTCGTGTTGAGAGCGAATCCGCTGACCCGCATGATGATGCTCGTCGGTTCTTTGCTCCTCCTCATCGACGACTACTATGGTCACATGGAGGGCAAGCAGTCCGCGTTTGGGGCATACTGGGATAAGCTGAACGAGTACATCGCAGCGGCAAAGGAGAGATGGGCGGAGTTCAAGAAAGAGGCGCTGCCATTCTGGGAGCGGTTCGTTGAACTTTGCGGCACGGCGAAAGACAGAACGCTCGCGTTTGCCCGCAGTATCGGGCATTTCCTTGAACGCGTGGGAAACTCCGACGGACTGCGGGATTTCCTCGGTGTTCTTGGGGAGCTCGGGAAAGCAATCTGGCATCTCACCATGAGCATCGGTGGAGGACTGATTGACAGTATTCAGATGTTCTATGAAGCCGCTGAAAAACACGGCGCAGTGGATGCACTCGGAAAATCCGTCGAAATTCTGTGGGGGATGCTGGTAGGTCTCATTCATGCGGTCGCCCTCGTCATTGACGGGATTGCCGATCTTACGGATGAGGTCAGAAAGACCGAGGAATACCGCGACTTCATCGATGCCATCGCAGAACTCGCGGCAGTCTCGCTTGAACTCTTCAACGTCATCCTCGACCTCATCAATATCGCATTTCGCGGGCTGTTCGGCGAGATGGGCAAGACGAATCACGTCTACACGTTCCGCGATGCCATCCGTGCGGTGCTCAGTGTGTTCACGGGACTGATACGAGCAGTATCGCGGGCAATCAAACTGTTCAGTGAACTTCTCTCCTTTATGCGGGACAGCAAGCCCTTCCGCCTGTTCTGGGAAGAGCTGGGAAAGATTATTGACCGTAACATCGAGAAGGTCGGCAAATTCGGGCGGGCACTGCTCGCCCTGAAAGATGGTGAGTTCAAAAAGGCGTGGCAGATCATCAAGGGGGACGATGTCAAGGGCGGCGAAGGAAAAATCCTCGGAGCATTTAACGGCACATCGTCACAAATGGCAGTCGAGGCATGGACAGAGGCAAAACGTCTCGGCTCGGAGTATGATGTCAATCCTGCGCTGATTTACGGACAGTGGTATCACGAGAGCGGAGGGTTCACAAGTCAGCTTGCACGAGAAAACATCAATCTGGGCGGATTGACGCAGGTAGAACCAAACGGGGAAGAGAACAAGCAACCCGACGGCGGAAACTACTACATGATGTTTTCTTCTGTACACGAGTATGCAGATTATTTTGGGCGTGTGTGGGGGAAATATATCAAAGGGCTTCAAAATTCAGCTGAATATGCTCATCGCCTGAAAGAAGAGGGCTACTACGGTGCGACCGAGAGCGAATATCGGCAAGGTGTTGAATACGGTATGACACAGCTGCCATCCTCCGAGCACTCAGAAGAAAGTAGCAGCACCCCCGCAAACAACTCCGAAAGCGTCACAACGCCGGAAACACCGCCCTCCTCGACAGAGGAAGCTCCGCAGACGGAGAGCAAGGGCGGCATCATTGACGCAGTAAAAGACGCGGTCGTTGCAGGTGCAAAGCTGAACCCGATCCTCGGCTCGCTCGTCGATGCCGCAGAAGTCGTCGGAAATATCCTGCCGACTTCCGCAACTGCCAACTACCAGATCGATCCGCTCCTGTATAACGGTTTGATGGCAGGGACACCGCCACCCACACCGGAACGCAGCGGAGAAGCGGGGAGCATCGTATATCAAGTCAACGTCGGCGGCGTTACGGTGAACGGCACGAACAAGAGCGCGGCGGAGATTGGAAAGAATGTCGGTCGCGAGACCATGACACTGCTCGAAAAACAGGGGGCACACATTCTGCGCAGCCGTACGATGACAGGAGCACCCGTCATGATTTAGGGAGGTGAAAGCGTGGGCGTAAAGCACGGACTGTCGATTGATGGCATAAACTATTTTGCTGACCTTTTGACAGGAAAAGAGAAGCCTGACTGGATGAAGATCGGCGCGGAGGTCGGCAAGCTCACGGGACACTACGAGATTGCGAACTTCCTCAGCGGCTACAAGAACATGGAGCAATTTCTGTTCAGTACGCCGGGATGGCCGATCGGAGGAATGCACTTCGACGGCATTATGCGCACGGAGCATGTCAGCCGCGTGCGCCCGACGAACTACCCTGTGCAGACGGGTGTCACGATGACCGACCACGCCATCATCGAACCCGCCGAGCTCACCATCGAGATCATGATGACCGACACCACAGCGGAGAGCTACATGAATCTGCCGCCCGTCATCGGCGGTGTGCTGCAAAAGGTCACAAGCATTCCTATCATCGGCAGCAAGATTCAACAGGCAGTCATGCCCGTGGTTGATACCTTACTGAAGTCTGCGCCGATTGTTAAAAAGATTTACGATTGGTATAGCAACTTCAAGGGGTTGCCAAAGATGCCCGACATTTTGACGACACCTGGGGAAAATCGCTCCATTGCGGCATGGAAAAGTCTGCGTGCCATGCAGCTCTCACGCGTTCCGATCACGGTCGAAACACGGCTGCAGACCTACAACAATATGATTATAGAGGAACTGTCCGCGCCCGATGACGTGAATACGCTTCACGGTCTGCGCTGCACGGTGCGTCTGCGAGAAATTATTTTTGCCTCTGTCGCAGAGACAGAAGTCAGCGCACGTGCCTCGGCATCAGTTGAGGAATCCTCCGGGGGACAAGTCCCCGTGCAGACGGGCGAGGATGTCAACAAGACTGCGCTTGCCGCGATCGGCGATACCGCCGGCAAAGTTCTTTCATAGGAGGTGTGTCCGTGTTTTGCATTGTGCCGTTTCAGGCAATACCACAGCGCAAATTCAGTGCAAAAGTGCCGATTGATGGAGGGAACACACTCCTTAAATTTCGCATGACATTCAATGACCTCGCCAAATACTGGATCGTTGACATTTACAAGAACGAGAAATGTGTTTACGCGGGACTTCCGCTCGTGCCGGGGCAGAACATCCTCGAGCAGGTCGGCTACCTCGGTATTGGCAGTGCATGGATCGTGCCGCGCAGCCGCGTGATGGAGCAGTGGCCGAGCGAAACGACACTGGAATCGGACTGGTACATCATCTGGGGGGACAGCAATGGCGGAGACGAATAACGCCGATGAGAAGAAGGTGGAAGAATCCAACGGAAGTGATGAAAAGAAAGATGAGGGAGGAACACGCAAAGGGCGGCTCTATGGGCGCAAATGGAAAATTACCATCTATAAGCCTGCCTACCAAAAGGATGAGGAGGGCAACCAAACCGATGAGTTCGATCTCGAGCATGACACGGAGATGGACGTATCCCTTCTCAAATGTGAGTTCCAGACCAAGGCGACGACCGAGACTGCCGTGCAGATCGGAACGCTTGTCGTCTACAACATGAACGCTGCAAGCGAGAAGGAGGTCATAGAGGAGGGCTTTCAGATCTCCATTTTTGGCGGCTACGAAGAGGGGCAGTACGGCGAGATTTTCACGGGCGACATCGTTCAGGTTTTCCGCAACCGCGAGAACGGCACGGACTATCGCCTTGAGATCGTTGCGCTCAAAGGGATGAAGAGTCTCTTTGTCAACCACGTCCGCAGTACCATCGCAGCGGGCAGTACACCGCGCGACGTAGTGAATGCCATCGCAGAGCAAGCGGATGAGAAAATCGAGGTCGGTGATGTATCGGAGGAACTGCCGGAGCAGACACTCCCGCGCGGAAAGGTGCTCTTTGGAACGCCCGCAAAGTATCTGCGTGATATATGCACATGGAACGATGCTGCCTACTGGGAGGGTGAGGACGGCAAGCTCACGGTCGAGACGGTCGAGCAGGAAATCCCTGAGGATCGTGTGATCGTCCTCACGCCTATGACAGGGATGGTCGGAACGCCCATCTACACAGACCAGGGCATTCAGATCAAGATGCTCCTCGACGCGCGGGTAAAGCTGCGCTCCATGATAAAGATTGATAATGAGCTGATTCAGCGGCAAGCCGTGCAGATTGACCCTGGCAGTGGACAGCAGAAAAGCGATCAGCTACCGCAGAAAGAGCAATTCGATAAAGATGGTGAGTATCAGGTATTTTCCGTTGAACACAAGGGCGACACATGGGGCGATGAATGGACAACGTCGGTCATCGGTGTCAGCCGCAACGGTCGTATGGGTCTTTTGACCGCCGTCGACGGTGCAGGGCAGACAATGAAATGAGGTGATAATGTGCTGAAAGTATCTGAGCGTCTCACGGAGGAGATCGAGCAGGGTAAGCGCGAGCTGGATGCCTTCGGGCTGGACTTGCGCGTTGCAGCCCCCGGCATCATTCGCTCTGTTGACTACGAGCGGCAGACGTGCACCGTCCAGCTTGCGATCCGCGAGCGGATGAATCGCAGCGGTGTGCTCGAGTGGGCGGAGATTCCGATTCTACCCGATGTACCGTTCTTCGTGTACTCGGGCGGCGGCTACTGCCTGACCCTTCCCATTCAGCCCGGCGACGACTGCCTTGTGGTGTTTGGTGACAACTGCATGGACGCATGGTGGCAGAGCGGTGGCGTGCAGAATCAAGTCGAAAAGCGCAGACACGACCTCTCGGACGGATTCGCCCTCGTCGGATTCCGCAGTCAGCCGGGCGTCGTCGGCGGATATTCAGCCGGTACGGCGCAGCTGCGCAACGCAGCAGGAGATGCCTACATCGAGATCAGCGGCAGTGACATCAATATTCGTGCGGCAGGGGCGGTAAACATCAAGGCGGGGCACATTGGACTGAATGACCCGTGAGGAGGAGAGATCAATGCCCGCAGTAACAAGAATCGGCGACGCTACAAGCGGCACCTGCAACATGAAACTGCCCTGCTGCCCGCACGGACGCACAGGGACGAATGGCACAGCAAGCCCCAACGTAACGGTGAACGGGATCCCGCTACATCGCCTCAACGATACCGGCCCGACCAACTGCCCGCATGGGGGCACATTCGCGAGTGTCACGGGCAGCAGCACCGTCACCTGCAACGGGCGACCTGTGATCCGTGTGGGTGATACGACCGTGTGCCAGAACTGCGGGCTGAGCGGTACCCATGTGAGCGGCAGCCCAAACGTGACAGCAGGAGGATGAGGAAATGAGATACCGTGCACTGGACGAAAACGGAGACTTTACCATCGGCAACGGACACGCCTACATCGAGGGCACGGATGCCGTCCGTCAGGCGGTACTCACACGGCTGCGCCTCCTCGTATACGAGTGGTGGGAGGACATCGAGGACGGCGTGCCCTACTGGCAGAAAATCATCGCGAGCCGTGATGTTAGAGCGGCGCAGCGGATCATTCGTGAGCGCATTCAGCAGACGCCGGGCGTGCTGTCTATTTTGTCCTTTGACCCCGACTGGGACAACGAAAACAGGACGCTGACCATCCGCGCAGCAATCCAGAGCGCGTACGGTGCATTCAGTATCGATGAGGAGGTGTAGCTATGGCATATTTCGCGCCCTATATCGACGATGCAGGGGTTCACATTCCAACGTACACGGACATTCGTGATGACCTCATTGCGCAGTTTCGTGAAATCTACGGGCAGGACATCTACCTCGGTAATGATTCGCAGGATTATCAGATGATCTCGGTATTGGCACTCAAGACATACGACACATTTCAGCTCTTGCAGCTCGTCTACAACAACCAGAGCGTAAAAACGGCAGTTGGCACAGGACTTTCGAGCCGTGTCAAGCTGAACGGACTGCGGCGCAAGATTGCGACTTGCTCCACCTGCGTCCTTACACTCACAGGAGCGCTTGGGACAACGATTCCCGCCGGCATTGTCGAGGATACGCAGGGACGAAAGTGGCATCTGCCGGAGAACGTCAAGTTTGAGGGCGAAACCGTCGAAATCACAGCGACCTGTCAGGACATCGGAGCAGTCGAAGCCCCCGTCGGCACAATCACGAAAATCAGCAACCCACAGTACGGCTGGATCTCGGTCACAAACAAAGTCCCCGCCGTCAAAGGCCGCCCGATTGAAACGGATGAGGAGCTGCGCCGCCGTCAGGCGATTTCTACCGCGCTCCCGAGTCGGAATATGCTAAACAGCACCATCGCGGGCATTGCGAGCATCGCAGGGGTCACACGCTACAAAGTGTATGAAAATGACACAAACAAGACGGACGAGAACGGCGTCCCGAGCCACAGCATCGCCGCCGTGGTCGAGGGCGGACTTGACGATGCGATTGCAGAGCAAATCTACCTGCGCAAGGGTCCGGGTTGCGGCACGCACGGGACAACCGTGACCATCTACACCAATTCTGACGGGCTAAAAAACGAGATCCGTTTCTTTCGCCCGATTTATCAGGACATCGCCGTCAAGATTACGGTCAAGAAGTACGCGACCTACACGACAGCGGTCGAACAGAACATCAAGCGCAACATTGCGGCGTACATCGAACGCCTCGGCATCGGAGTGAACGTCACCACAACGGGTATTCTGACGGCGATTGCAGCCGCCGTTGACAATGACCTCCGTCCTCCGTTCTCTCTGCAAGGCGTGCAGCTCGGACGGGTGGGAGGTGCGCTCGGCGTGGTTGACATCATCATCCCGTACAATGCCATCGCCAAGAGTGCGACAGTGACGGTGGAGGTGATCTGATGGCACTAATCGACGCATACCTTGACCTCATTACATCCCAGCACCGTGTGCGTGAAAAGTTCATGCAGACGGTCACGGCTTTGCTTGCCCCATCAGATGATATTTTTGCGCTGGCGATTGAGCTGGATGATGAATTTGATATTGATTACGCGACGGGCGTACAAGAAGACATTCTCGGAGAGTTCGTCGGCGCACAGCGCACACTTCCGTATCAGCCAGACAAAGGGCTCTCTCCCGTGCTTGACAACGCGGCATATCGCAACCTCCTGCGGGCGCAGATCGCAAAGAATTTGTGGAAGGGCGGCATCTATGACATCAAGGAGCTCTGGAACACGCTCTTTGGAAAAGGCATCATCATCCAAGACAATCAGGATATGAGCATCGACGTGCTCGCCATCGGGATTGTCGACCAGATCACCAAGGAGATGGTGCGCCAGGGGCTGATCGTTCCGAAGCCGCAGGGTGTTCGCGTGAATTACTATTTTTCTGATCGTGCCGTGTTCGGTTACGATCTCGAGACGGACACCATTAAGGGCTACGACCACGCTGACTGGATGAATGCGCTGCCCGAGGTGTCCTTTGCCTATGATGTTGAGGACGCAGAGAGTGGCATGAACGGGTACGATGACAGTTACTGGACGTAAGGAGAAGAACAATGGCGAAAACAAACTTCCAGATATTTAACGAGGAAAACGCACCAGAGCGGACATACAACGATTCGGAGTATAAAGAGGCGACGCAGCGTGTCGGCGGCGTTATGCCCGGCATGGCGCTCTCCCGTATGCACAACAAGATGTACTACCAGTGGTCGGCAATGTGCAAGGCAATCGCGAACCTGATTGTTCATCACGGGCATGACTGCATGGATAACGATGTGGAGGGGATCACGCGCTATCTCGAAGAGACCATCGTAGGCGCGGCGACAACAGAGATCAACGCCCACTGTACCGCCGCAGAACTCGACCATCCGCAGAAATCCGTCAAGCGCAAGCATCTCGCGGATAACATCTACACGCTGCCCGCACCCGAACCCGCAGACAACACCCGATTCCTGCGGAATGACGGAACGTATCAGACGATTACGCCGAACAACATCGGCGCATATCACAAAAGCGAAAGTTACAACAAAGGCGAAGTAGACGGTCGTGTAAACGCCAAAGTAAGCAAAAGCGGCGATACTATGACAGGTGCGTTAAATGTACCAATCGTAAATTATCTTGGCGAGTTTGGGAGTACATGGATTAGACATGGGACAAAAGATAGCGATGACGCTATTTATTCTAAAGGAGCAAATTTAGAGATAGGTTCATGGTATGGTATAGGTTTTTATGACACATGGGGAAATAAATATACTGGTTCAATGAATTTGCGCTCTGGCAATTGGCGCACCGTAGGCGCAATGACTGCCCGTACCTTTTATTCTAATGATTGGTTTAGAGCTACAGGCAATAGCGGGTTTTACTTTGAAGACCACGGCGGCGGTTGGCAGATGACCGATAATACATGGATACGTTCTCATGGCAACAAAAACATCTATACAGCAGGAAGAATGAAAGCCGATGGAGGTTTTGAAGGAACTGCGACAAACGCAAACAAACTACAAAATTGGAGTTTGCAACAAATCCTCGACGAATTTTTGAATGTTTGGCACTCAAATAAAGCCTATACCGTCGGCGATATTGCCTATCATAAGAATTTGCCTTCATGGGCACGTTTGGAGTGCGTCACAGCAGGAACAACGGGGAACAACGCAAACGTCTTTTCAAAAAGCGTAAAAGCAGGGCAATACATACAAGACGGCGGCGTTCGATGGATTGTGGACGATGTACGCGACTGCAACCGCGTCGGCACGGTTACAGGATCGCTTTATCTTCCTGATGGTTACGTCAAGGCTAACGGCGCGACCGTACAGCGTGCTGATTATCCGCGCCTTGTCGCACTTGCTAATAAATATAACTTGTGGACGGATAACACGGCGGCGAACGCAGGTATGTTTGGTCGTGGAAACGGTAGCAGTACGTTTGTTTTACCCAACTGGATTGACCGCATGGCGCAATTCGCCGCGCAAGGTGGAAGTACGTTAGCCGCAGGATTGCCAAATATTACAGGGCAATCGTTTAGTTTTCACGATTATGCTTTTGATAAAAGAAAAGGCGCATTTATCAAAAGTACCAAAGATGGTGGATATGTTGGTGTTGGTGGAGGAGGAGCAATATACCATCACGTAAATATGCGCTTTGATGCTTCTGATTCAAATCCAATTTACGGCGCAAGCAATACCGTTCAGCCCGCCGCAATACGGCTAATTCCAATTATCAAATACTAAGGAGGAGCAGCATGGAGACAAAAACAGTCTACGCCTACGCCGCCGAGGATGGTGCCTATCTCGGCGAACACATCCTTGACGACACCGACCGCAGCCCCGTCTCGGGCGCATGGCAAATCCCCGCTCACATGACCGAGGAGAGACCGCCCGCCGCAAAGGAGGGACATGACATTTACTGGCGCGGCGGCAAATGGGAACAAGTCGAGCACCCGAAACCCGCACCCGAAGAACCCTTTGTACCAGACGAACCAACAGAACCCTACATTGATGAGGAGCAACTTGCTGCCTTTGAAGCAATGGCAGCGCAGGAAGCCCGCCTTGATGTACAGGAAGCACGCATCGCAGCCCTTGAAGCAGCACAGAAAGGAGGTGAAGGAAAATGAAGAAGTGGCCATATATGATCCCCATCTACGCCTATCTTGTGCGCACAGGCAAGTGGGCAATCTCCGAGGAGGATAAGACCGAGGGGCAGAAAGTAGTCCCCGAGGCATACCGTGGGGACGTAGCCGCCTATCTCGCAGAACGCGCCGCAGGATAACAACAAGCGCAGAATAGCCGTCATAATACGTGGCGGCTTTTTCTGTGCACGGAAAGGAGTGATACCCATGCAGGGTATTTTGACATGGCTCGCGGAATGCGTGCCAACAGGGACGGAGGTGGAGACAGGGAGCATGGTTGCAGTAGTCGGTGGGCTTATCGCCTACCTTTGCGGGTGGGACAAGGCGATGGAAGCACTTCTTGTACTCATGGGAATGGACTATGTGACGGGAATGCTGGCGGCGAAGGTCAATCCAAACCTCGGCGGATGGAGCAGCAAGGTCGGTTTTCGGGGGATTTGCAAGAAAGTGCTCATCCTCTCCATCGTCGCCCTCGCGCACTTTATTTCAGACCTCACGGGCGGCGAAGCGGCGCGTGTGCTTGTGATCTGGTTCTTTATCGGGAACGAAGGGCTGAGTATTATTGAGAATGCAGCGAACTCCGGCGTACCCGTCCCAAAGAAGCTGCGGGACACGCTGGAACAGCTGAAAACGGAGAAGGACGAAAAGAAGGGAGAAAAAAACAAATGAAAGTATTCTTGAACCCCGGACACGCCCCAAACGGCAACCCAGACCCCGGCGCGTGCGGATGGGGACTGCGGGAGTGCGACGTAGCAAAGAGCGTCGCTGACCTTGTGGAGGACTATCTCACAGCGGCGGGCGTGGCGGTCGTCGGCAATCTGCAAAGTGACGACCTGTATGAAATCGTCACGACATCCAACCGCAGCGACGCAGACGTATTCATCTCCATTCACTGCAACGCCTTTAGCGGCACAGCACACGGAACGGAGACGTGGCACTATTACGGGAGCGGCGCAGGGGCGAAACTGGCACAGTGCATTCAAGACCAGATCGTCACCTCCCTCGGCTCACTGGATCGCGGTGTCAAGGGAGCAAAGCCCGGTGTCAACGGTTTGTATGTTCTAAACAATACCGACGCGACCGCCGTCCTCGTCGAGCTTGCCTTTATCGACAACGAAAGCGATGCGGAACTGCTGAGAGAGCAGCAGGACGATTTCGCCCGTGCCATTGCACGCGGCGTGACCGACTACGAAGCGCGGTGCGGTGATGACAATGCTTGAGCGGGCATGGACGGCAGCCACAGCGCATAAAAAAGCACTGCTCGCCATCCTCCTCATTCTGCTCCTCTTGATTCTGGGCATTGCTTTTTCAAAAGAGGAGCAGACCGCAGCGGAGAAACCCGCCGTCATGACGCAGGAAGAGACGCAGAGCACAGCAGCTCTGCGGGCGCAGCTGGATATATTACGTGCCAATGCAAACGCCCTGCAACAGCGTCTTACGGAGGTACAGGCAGAGCATCGTGCGCCGTCAACAACCTACTACGTCAGAGCACCGACCGTCGAGCGTGCGGCGCAGGTCGTTGAAAAAGAGATTCGTGAGGATGCACCGACACTACCGAGGGCGGCACGGGAGAAGTCTGACCGCACCGTTGTCACACCGATTACACAGGACAAGGATGGCAAGCAGTTGCCAACTGAAAAGCAAAAAGTTGACGTGTATAAGATCAACCTCCGAAAAGACCACCGCATCAAGGCGGGCGCATCCGTCATCGACGGCAAGCCGCTCATGAGTATCGGATATGAGCAGGGACGGCTTGAGGCACTGGCACATTTCGACGGCGGGCGATATAAGGGCGCGACCGTCACATACAATATCATAGAGTGGTAATTCATCGCCCTGGAGCTTCGGCTTTAGGGCTTATTTTTGTGTGTTTATAATTAGGAAAAATAACCTCACAAAAAATCAATTATTTTAGATAAAACGCTGGATATAATATCAATATTGTGATATGGTGTGTGCCAAGAAGCAAAGGTTATTTCAAGAGAGGAGAATGCTACATGAAAGCCCTGATTTACCCGGCAGAGAGAGAAGCCGGCACCCTCCAGGAAATCCGGCACACAACCACCGTCGGTGCTCTGATCGAGTTCCTGAAAGGGTATGACGAAGATCTTCCGATTGTCCTTAGCTTCGATGGGGGCTACACCTACGGAAGCATCGAAGAGTTCCGCATCCAAGAATGGGATGACGCGGAGGATTGAGCCGAAACGCCCTCCGGGGCGTCCGCGCAGGACAGCAACCTGCACGCTGATGATGGCAAGCTGAGTTTGAAAGGAGAATGCACCATGACGAATCGCGCAAAAATTGAATTCCTGCGAGGTATGTACCCGGCTGGGACTATCGTACAACTTATAGAGATGGAAGATCCACAAGCACCGCCAGCAGGAACATTTGGAAAGGTAATATGTGTGGATGGAGCAGGTCAGATGATTGTTCACTGGGAGACGGGATCAACGCTGAGTCTGATACCTGGCGTTGATTCCTGCAGAATAGAACACTAACGTTGAAAGGAGAATGCGATATGGCAACGACGGTGGACAATCGCCTGATGAAGAGCCTGACCTTCGGAGTCGAGCTCGAGTTCACGGGCATTACGCGGGCAAAGGCGGCAAAGGTGGTCGCCAAATTCTTTGGGACGGCGGAATGGTACGAGGGCGCAGGATACGATAAGCGCATCGTAAAAGACAACTGCGGACGCAAGTGGGCGATTATGCGCGACAGCAGCATTCTGCCGCAGCGAAAAGGGGTGGAACACGCCGACGAAGACTACAAGGTGGAGCTTGTAACGCCGATTCTCTACTACAGCGATATTGAGAACCTGCAGCAGCTTGCTCGGGACTTGCGGCATGCGGGCGCGAAGGTCAACCGCAGCTGCGGAATGCACGTCCATGTCGGCGCAGAGAAATTCAACGCCGCGACACTGCGGAATCTTTCCAACCTCTTCGCCAACAACGAGGATATGATCTACAAAGCACTGCAGGTGGATGAAGAACATCGAAACACCCAATACTGCCAAAAGACCTCCGAATCGTATCTGAAAGAGCTGAACGAGAAGAAACCGAAGACGGGAGAAGAGTTCAGAATGATCTGGTACAATGATAGCACCCCTTATACATACCACCGTCACTACGATGACAGTCGTTATCACGGGCTCAACCTTCACGCTTTCTTCACCAAGGAAACAGTTGAGTTCCGCCTTTTCAACGGAACGCTCCACGCGGGCAAGGTCAAAAGCTACATCCAGTTCTGCCTTGCGCTTGCACAGCAAGCCCTTCGCCAGAAGAGGGCAAGCACGAAGAAGGTCACGAGCACCAACGAGAAATACGCATTCCGCTGCTGGATGCTCCGCCTCGGATTGATCGGCGATGAGTTCCGCACTTGCCGCAGCTTCTTCCTAGAGCATCTCGATGGAAACAGTGCATGGAGGTATGGCACGGCGGTATAAAAACAGGAATAGGGAGCCGCAGAAACGGCTCCCCGAGAAAGGATGAATCATATGAAGAAGAACTACTACATCGCGTATGGCAGTAACATGGACTTTGTGCAGATGCGGCGACGCTGTCCCGATGCGGAGCTTGTAGGGGCTGGTATCGTCAAGGGCTACGAGCTTTTGTTCAAAGGATCCGGCAGCGGCAGCTATGCCACCATCGATAAGAAGGCACGTGCCAAAGTCCCCGTCCTTGTCTGGCGGATCAGCGCGTCGGATGAGGAAGCCCTCGACCGTTATGAAGGCTTCCCGACCTTCTACTACAAGACGCAGCTTCCCGTCAAGATGCAGGATGGCGCAGAGATTACAGGCATGGTCTATATCATGCACGAAGAGCGGGGGCTCGGATTCCCATCACAGAGGTATGCTCATGTGCTTTACGATGCATATTCCAACTTCGGCTGGGATTGTGGCACCCTGGACAATGCCCTGAAAAAGAGTGCCGCCGCACAGAAATGTATTTCCCGCTAGACAAAAATCCAAAGGCGTGTCTATAATGAGATACAAAACAGGAGGTGTGGCGTACATGGAGAAAAAGAAAAAAGACGGTAGAGGTGGCGCACGCCCCGGCGCAGGACGACCTCGTGTTCCGAAAGAAGAAAGCAAAGAACGCCCTCGCTACGGCACGCGTGCATGGCCGGAGGAATGGGAGATCATCAAGCGGTATATCAAGGCAGTACGAAAAGAGCCGACGCTCGCAGAAAAGGCAGTCGATCGTTTGGAAGCGCAGATCGTAAAGAAACGTGAGAAGGAGAATGAACATGGCAAGAAACGAAGATAAGGTGCGCGGCGCGCTCTACGGTGTCGCGATTGGAGATGCCCTCGGCGGGCCTCTTGAATTTATGAATGCCGAGCAGATTAAGCAGAAGTACGGCGGACGTGTCACAGAGATGGTCGGCGGCGGATGGCTGAGCCTCACGCCGGGGGAGACAACGGATGACACCGCCATGACACTCGCTGTCTGCGAAGGCATCATGGAGAACTCCTCTGCACCGATTGAGCCAATCGGGCGACGATTCATCGAATGGGTGAACACCGATCCGAAAGACATCGGAATGACCTGTGCACGATCCATTTCAACGGCACTCGCGAACCTAGCGGCAGGAATGGATGCAGAGGCAGCCTGGGACGCGGCAGGGAAAAGGACAGCAGAGGAGAATGGCGACCGCAGCGGGGGAAACGGGGCACTCATGCGCACCATCGGCACAGCCCTCGCGTACGAGGGCGCAGAGGAGCGGGCAGAACGCACCACGCAGATCGCCGAGATGACACACTACGACGCATTGTCCTCTGACATTTGTCGCTATTACGCCGATGCCGTTCATCGTTTCATAAAGGATGAGCAGGACGCAGGATTAATCCCCCTTAACACGATGGCAGGGGTTTCTGAATACGGATTCAGCAACTGCGTCAATCCCTCTGGATGGGCACCAGAGAGCATGGAGTGTGCCTACTTCGCCTTTATCACAGAAGGTGACTTCGAGAACGCTCTCATCACCGCAGTCAACCTCGGCGGCGATGCCGACACCATCGGTGCGATCACTGGAGGACTGGCAGGAGCGTACTACGGATACGATGCCATTCCGCAGCGATGGATAGAGGCGATCCCCGCAGATATCCGAGAAAGACTAGACGCTTTCGCGAAATGGGTTGTTAGATGA